TTGGGAAAAAATTCTTGATGGAACACTTAAGGCTTTTTCTATCGGCGGTAAGATTATAGAAAAAGCAGAATCTACAGAGAAAATGTTTAGAGGCAAGCCAGCTAGTATTATCAAAAAGTATACTTTAGGAGAACTTAGTTTAGTCGATAATCCGGCCAATGCGCTTGCTGTAGTTGATATTGTCAAGATGGACATCGATGGAAATCTTGATTATATTCTTGATGTTCTTGAGGGTATCGACTTTGATTTGGAAAAGGCTAAGCAACCACTTAAAGATCCAAAAGGTGGTCTTACTGCTGCAGGTCGTAGGCACTTTAAGCAAACAGAGGGTGCAAATCTTAAACCAGGAGTAAAAGGTCCGGCAGACACTCCAGAGAAGATGAGAAGGAAAGGTTCTTTCTTAACAAGATTTTTCACCAACCCTTCTGGTCCTATGAAAAAACCAAATGGCGAACCAACAAGATTAGCTCTATCTGCCGCTGCTTGGGGAGAGCCTGTTCCTCAAAATATGCAAGATGCTGCAGCGCTTGCTGCCAAAGGGCGCAGACTTCTGGAAAGATATGAAAATACTAAGAAAAAGTCTGTAGAAATTGAGATGGAAAAAGAGGGAGAGGTAACAACATCTGGTATGGGTTCAGGTATTAAAAACCCAGAACAAGGTAATCGTTTTGCAACCCCAACAATTCCAGGTAAGAAAAAGAAAAAAGAAATTAAAAAAGAAGATTCTAATTTCTTAAATGATCTAATTTCATTTGTTGATGAAATAGAAAAAGGACAACTTAATACAGAAGTTGTTGAATTGGAGGATAATTCATTGCAAAATGATGTAAACTATGATAAGGTCTTTAACATGAATGAACAAGAAATGAATAAACTATCTCTTATTAAGAGACTTGTAAATTGGCTTGTTCCAGATGTTCAAGAAAATGCTTCAACAGAAGTTGAAGTAACTGAAAACACACAGGAGGAAGAAATGGATATTGAAATCCTTAAAGAAGCCCTCGGTGCTGTGGTTGACGAAAAACTGGATACCTTCGCTACTTCAATTAAAGAAGAGATTGAAGCATCTGTTCAAGAAAAAATCGACACCATCACAAAGGGATTTGAAGCCAGCTCCGCTGAACTTCAAGAAAAATTAGATGCAGCAGAAAAAGCTCTCGCAGAAACTGAAGAGCAAGTTAGCAAGTTTGCTAACGCTGGTGCTATCAAAAAGAGCGTTGATCCAGAGGAAGACGAAGAGGAAGAGACCATCACAAAGTCTCAAGACAAGTCTTTCTGGGGCAACATGTATTTACCACAAAGCGTCATCGGCGTTTTGGGTTATGAGTCATAAGTAGGAGGAGTAAAATATATGGCATCACAAGAAGAAATTCTATCGAAAGCTGATGAAGTAACAACAGGCGTAGTAGGTAACGACTCTGGCGGCTTAATGAAGCCAGCACAGTCTAACCGCTTCCTTGATTATGTTATTGATCAGTCAGTATTAATGCAGAACGCAAGAGTCGTTCGCATGCGTACACCACAAATGGAAATTGACAAGGTTTCCGTTGGAACTCGTTTGCTTTCAAAGGCAACTGAGGCAACCGATGACGGCGCAAATGCAGCTGTCACATTCAGCAAAGTCTCTTTGAGCACTGTCAAGCTCCGTCTTGACTGGGCAATTTCAACAGAGTCTCTTGAGGACAACATTGAGGGTGCATCCCTTGAAGATCACATCGCACAGATCATGGCTCGTCAAACAGCCAACGACCTTGACGATTTGTTCATCAACGGCAACACATCTTCCAACAACGGTCTTTTGAAGGCACTTGATGGCTTCAACAAGCTTGCAAGAACCAATGGTCGTGTTGTTGACGAAGGAGGCAACAATGTCTCTAGAGCAACCTATGACCGCATCTTGCGTAATTTGCCAACCAAGTACTTACAGCGTAGAAATGAGTTGAGGTTCTTCACAGGTTCCGGAATGGTACAAGACACCATCTATAGCTTGGGCGATCCAAACTCTGCAACTAGAGCAACTGCTGGAGCACCAGCACCAATGTCACAAGTTGGTGAAATGGCATTCCTTCAGGGTTCAATGAGAGGAAACGGCGGTCCGGGTTCAACAGGACTGTCACCATTCGGTATTCCATTGCTCGAAGTTCCTCTTATGCCAGAAACGGCTGCAGGAGACTACTCAGGTACCAGCGGTTCGCATGGTTTCGTTGAGTTGACCTTCCCGAACAACCGTGTCATCGGTATCCACCGTGACATCACTGTTTACCGTCAGTTCAAGCCAAAGACCGACACGATTGAGTACACTCAGTATATGAGAGTTGCAAGCAACATTGAGAATGCTGATTCATATGTAATCGGTAAGAATGTTAAGTTGCGTTCACTGTAATTTGATCTAAAACAAATTGTGATTTGGGGAGGTATAAAAGCCTCCCCATTTCGCATTTATTAAGAAAATATGGTATCCTATAAGTTATGACTGAAAATGTAGTTAAATCAGAAGATTTGAATAAAAAAGAAGAGAAGCCTGTAAAAAAAGCTGCTCCTAAAAAAGCGGCTGCTCCTAAAAAACAAGCAGATCCTGTTAAGGAATTAAAAAAAGATACTGTAATTATTGTTTTTGAATCTGGTGCTTCTTATACATCACAAGATGTTACTTTTACTAGAGAAAACTCTATTCAAGAAGTCTCTTCTGAAGTTGCCAGCTTATTGCTGGAATTAGAAAATTTTAGAATTGCAAATCAATTTGAGATTGAAGATTATTTCAACAACAAGGAGGATTAATCATGGCAGGAAACCTTAGTAACTATTTGGAAAATAAGGTTCTCGATCACATCCTTGGTACGACTTCATACACAATGCCAACTGTTTATTTGGCATTATACACTGTTGCACCAACAGATAGCACTTCTGGTACTGAAGTGTCAGGAGGTTCTTATGCAAGAAAGGCTGTATCTTTCAATGCCTCATCAAGCGGAACAGCAACAAATAGTGCCAATGTTGACTTTACAGGAATGCCAACAGCAACAGTTGTTGCTGTTGCTGTCTGTGACGCATTGACCTCTGGCAATATCCTTGTTTACGGTTCTTTAACAAGCAGTCGGTCTGTGACTTCTGGAGATACTTTAAGAATAGCCTCTGGCGACTTGAGTATCTCTCTCAATTAAGGTGGTTTTATGATCAGGAGAGAATTTGTAGGAAATGCTTTAACAACAACATTATCTGCAAATATATCAAATGTTTCTACCTCTTTTTCAGTAGTAGATGGTTCAACATTTCCTACAGGAGCAAACAATCAGTTTGTTATCTCAATAGGTCGTGGAACTCCATCTGAAGAAAAAATTCTAATATCGACCAGAAGTGCAAACTCTTTCACAATTGAACAAAGAGGTTTTGATGGAACAACAGCGACTGCTCATACTTCAGGAGAATATGTTGATCATGTTCTTGATGCTGTTGTTGTTCAAGATATGAATACAACAGTATATGATACTGAAATTTTAAATTGGATGGGGGTCTAATGCCTAATTTAATACCAAAAAATCTTTATATTGGAAATACACAAACAGGTAATGTATACACAATAACATCAAATACTGGTGGATATGCAATTGTTAAGAATATAAATATCTGTAATACCGGAGCAAGTACAATCACTTCAAATATTCACATAATTCCAGCAGGAGGATCGGCTGTTGCAAATAATCAAATTTTTAGCAACGCTACGATTCTCAGTGGAGAAACATTGACATATGACACATCAATTGTTTTAAACGCTAACTCATCAATATATATTACAAGCAATGCAGCAACAGCATCGTTAGTGATAAGCGGTGTTGAGTATGTTGTTTAACTCTTAATAAAGTATTATTGTTATGTGAGAAGATTAAGATTTAGAAAAGGTTCTTGGATAATAACCCCTGTTCTTATTTTGGGCTTTTTCTCATCTCCTGCAAATGCAGATATTGAATCTGGTCTTTTTGTTACTGTTTACAATAATCTAACCACTAATAATGATTTTAATTCATCTCCTCCAGTCCCTCCAACAACTGAAGTTTTTGGCACTTATACAACATCAAAAATAGAACACTATTTTGATCAGATACCAGTTCTTGATTTGTACGAGGATTTCGTAATTAAGTATGAAGGTTTTATAACATCTGAAATATCACAGGATATTTCATTTATGGCTCAAGCAGACGATGGGACAATTCTTTACTTAGATGGGCAACAAATTACTTATGACTGGTGGGATAAGGGTGGTGGAGGAAGTGTCTCTGAGCCTATTTCATTTGAAGCAGGAGTTTCGAAAGAGATAACGCTTTGGTTTTATGAAAATGGAGGAGGAGCTTGGGTTCAACTTTGGTGGTTGGTCAAT